TTAGGCTATCAAGCTGGTTATCCGATTACAACTGGACCTGCAAATACTTGTTTAGGATATGGCACAGGAACAAGTCTTACAACTGGTTCAAACAATGTATATATTGGTATCAATACAACTGCATCTAGTGGAAGTGTAAGTAATGAAATAGTAATTTCAGGAACTTCAGGAACAACAGGTAAAGGTTCTAACACAGGATTTATTAGTCCTAATGGCGGTGCTGTTTATCAAGGTAATAACTCAACTCTTTGGTCTGTAACTTCAGACCAAAGATTAAAGAAAAATATTGTAGATAACAATGTTGGGTTAGATAAAATTACACAAATTCAAGTACGCAACTTTGAATATCGTTTACCTGAAGAAATTACAGAATTAAATAAATTAGATGCAATTAATATTACAGGAACACAAATTGGTGTTATTGCACAAGAACTTGCACAAGTATTACCTGATTGCGTAAAAACAGAATCTACTGGTGTTATGTCAGTTGATGCAAGCAATATTACTTGGCACTTAATTAACGCAGTAAAAGAATTATCAGCACAAGTTACCGATTTACAAGCAAAACTTAAATCTGCTGGCGTAGCTGGCTTCTAATAGGAGAATTAAATGGCAACAACTTATACAACCACAATCAATCAGATGTTTACAGTACCTAACCCAACAGGTTATGTTGTAAATATTTTGTTTTCCGTTAGTGGTACAGATGGCACACATACAGCAGAAATTGGTGGCAACATTCAATTTACACCTGAGCAAAACGAACCAAACTACATACCTTACAATGAATTAACTCAAGCTGAAGTTTTGGGATGGATTAATGCTGCAACTGATAATCAAGCAAATTATTATGCAAATATTGATGGTCAAATTAACAGCATGATTAATCCACCAGTATCACCAAGTTCACAACCACTTCCTTGGTCAGCTTAATTTTAGGGTAAGCCATCAGCCCTTTTTGATGGCAATTTATAGGAGAATGAAATGAGTGAAAACACGAAAAAAACTCAAATCACGATTGACGATGTAGAATATGTCTACGAAGATTTAGCAAAAGAGCAACAGATGCTATTTAACCATTGCATCGACTTAGACCGTAAAATTAGTTCTGCGCAATTTAACCTTGATCAGTTAAGTGTAGGTAAGAATGCTTTTATGGAAATGCTCAAAAAATCTTTAGAGGCAAAACCTGAAGTAACAAACTAATATGTTTGGGATAACCCCATTTGCTAAGGTATCATTTGCTGCGATTGGGGTGGCATTTGTAGTAGCAACAACAGAAGATGTTGGGGTTGCCGATTCTCAGGTCTTTAACGCACAATATGTAGCAAGCGTTACTGAAACAATAACACAGATATTTGATGTACAGAGTGAACAAGATAACTTCTTTGAAGGCATAGTAGAAACCCTAACGTCTGCCGACTCAAGTACGCAGGCTTCCGCATTTCTAGAATCACAAACCGAAAACATTACAAGTGCTGATACGGAAACAATTACGGCACAATTTGCCGTTAGTGATACAGAAAACATAAACCTAGCAGATACGCCAAGTATCAATGCTCAGTTTAGCGTAAGCGATACAGAAAACACAGGCATAGCCGATTCTAGTACACAGGCTTCATCTTTCTTAGAATCACAGACAGAAAACATTACTCTTGCAGATACAGAAGCGGCAAGTATCCAGTTCCAGTTCACCGTTACTGAGCCAATTACTAGTGCAGAGTTAGAGTCTATATCCGCCCAGTTTAGTGCGACGATTGTAGAAGCATGGGGTCAAACACCGTATAGCGTTCCTCAACAACCTAGTATTGCTTCGTTTGCGATGGCAGGAAGTCCGTTTGCAGGTAGCTTTAATACTGTTGGATTCTTAGAAAACCCATCTTATATAGTACAGGCAAACCTATTAGATTCAATTACTGAAAACGCCACAATAACTGAAACTGAAACAATAACAGCTCAGTTCCCACTAAGCATAGCCGAAAACACAACGGTACTAGATACACCAACAATCACCGCTCAGTTCTTAGAAAGTTTAAATGAAAACTTTGGTATTGCTGACTTTAGTACACAGACATCATCTTTTATAGAAAGCTTAACTGAAGCAACAACAATCGCTGAGATTGATACGATAATTGCTGGATTTGTAGAGGCTATTGTTGAGCCGACTACATTAAATAATTCACAGAGTATAACCGCTCAGTTTGTAGAGATAATTGCTGAGGCAATAACAGTAGCCGATTCTAGTACCCAGCAGTCTAATTTCCTTGATAGTATTGTTGAAGCATTTACTATTTTAGACTCGCAATTTCCACGGGGATGGATTAGAATTGACGATAGTGAAACGGCTAATTGGGGGTTCAGGTATCAGAATATTAATGAGATTGGCGGATTTGCAACAAGTACATTTGCTGGTGCACCATTTGCGGGGTATTTAAATTTCTCAGGCATTGTACCAAGCCCAATCGTACCAGACACAAATTCTGCATGGACATTAATAAACGATACAGAGAACGCTAATTGGAACTTTAAAAATCAAACAATTATTGAAATAGGTGGATTTGCTACTTGTACGTTTGGTGGTGTACCGTTTGCAGGATATTTAAGTTTTACAGGTAACGTTCCTAACCCAATAGTGCCTGATACAAACTCAGGATGGACGCAGATTAATGATACACAAGGAAGTACTTGGACACTGATAGATGATTTTCAAGGATAAATTATGGCAACTACCTATTCAACCTCACTTAACTTAGCCTATATTGGCACAGGCGATCAGTCTGGTACTTGGGGCGCAACAACTAATACGAACTTAAATCTTCTCGAACAAGCGATTACGGGTGTTGCAAGCATCTCTTTATCAGGGACATCATATACTTTAGTACCATTAAACGGCGTATCGGATAACCCTAGAAATATGGTTCTTGTGTTTGGTGGAACTCCCGGCGGTACTGTTACAGTTACAGCGCCTTTAGTACAGAAGTTTTACGTCATCACAAACAATACTGCCTACAACATTATTATGGCGGCAACGGGGGGTTCAATAAGTTTAACTATTCCTTCCGGAATTACAGCGCAATGCTATTGTGACGGATTAACAGGATTTTATTCAGCACAAACAGGTTCAGCTGGTAACTTTTTAGTTAATGGTAATTTAAATGTTACTGGAAACACAGCAGATGTAGGAAACCTAAGCGTTAGTGGAACAGCGTCATTAAACGGAACATCAACAGCGGTTACGCCAACATTAGGCGATAATTCTACAAAAATTGCAACAACGGCATTCGTGGCTACAGCTACAGGCGCGCTAGGAACTATGTCTGCCCAAAACGCTAATAGTGTATCAATTACAGGCGGGACAATTAATGGCACAACTATTGGTGGGTCAACAGCTGCGGCAGGTACATTTACAACTATAGCAAGTGGACAACAAACAGTAACTGGTTATACGGGTAGTAATCTATTATCAGCCTTAACAGCAGGTGTTTCAGTTACAACTAACTATACACCGTATGGGTCTACTACTGTTACTCTTTCAGGTATTGGTTTATATTCAAACTATTCACTTACTGCAATTACAAATACCAGTAATACTTTAAATATAAATGCAGCAGGCGCTACTTTAACAAACGGGGCTTTTTCAGCCCCAACACTTACTTCAACAGTAGCAACAGGCACAGCACCATTTACAGTTACATCTACGACTCCTGTTGCAAACTTATCGGTAGGCGGTTCTTCTACAAAGATAGCAAATACTGGCGGATGGAATATAACCCCAACAGGAACAAAACTTTATTTTAGCTATAACGGAACCAATGTGGCTTCATTAGATTCATCAGGCAATTTTATTGTTACAGGTAATATTACTGCATACGGAACACCATAATGACTTTACCAGCTTCAGGAACCATTACTTTAGTTCAAATCCAAACTGAGTTTGGTGGTAGTAATCCAATTGGGTTAAATGAATATTACAAAGGTGGCTCATACGTTACTTCTAATGACTATGCACCTAACGTACCTTCTAGCGGAGCAATTAGCTTAAGTAATTTTTATAACGCAAAAAAGAATACTTTAAATACTCAGACATTTACTTCTTCAACAACATTTACTTTGCCTTCAACCTCTAACGGAATATTAAATGTTTATGTTGTAGGGGGAGGCGGTGGCGGTGGTATGCATAGTGATTACTGGGGTGGTTACGGTGCTGACGGTGCTGCTGGTGGTATAGCTTCTCAAACAATTTCAGGATTAACACCCGGCAATACATACACTATTGAAGTAGGCGGTGGAGGTGGTGGTGGACATTATGGATATGGATATAAAGATAATCCTTTTGCTGATGGGTTTGGTGGAGCTGGTGGCGGTCAATCTAGTGCTTTTGGCGTAGTTGCTGGAGGTGGTGGCGGTGGTGGCGGTGGAACTCCCGGATCAAATGGAGGTAATGGCGGTGGATCATATGGCGGTGGAGGTGGTGGTTCTACTGCACCGGGCTCACCCGGAAGTGGCACAGGAAATAATTTAAGCTATGATGGCGGTGGATATGGTGCGGCTGGAATAGGTGGTCATTATTCGCATGATAATAGTGGAGGTAATATTAGTAATTTAAATCCGCCAGCTTATGCAAATGGCGGTGATGGGTATGTTTATGTAACTGGATATTGGTAAAAATAGTGAATGCCAGACATAAACCCTATTGCCGAAGGTGCAAATTCTTTAGCTAATAGCCTTGAACAAAGTAGAGAGGCTGGGAAAAAACTAACTAAAAGTATTGAAAACATCCAGCGTGATGGAACCGAAGTTGCTTTACAAGAATTAGAAGCAAGAAAAAAGCACAAGATACACGAAGAGGCAATGGAAAACTCGATGATATATCGGGCAATCCAAGAATACCAGAATCAAAGTGCAATTATAGAAGCAGAAAATCAAGCCGAACGAGAATTTAAGGCAAAGTATGGCGCTAAAGAATGGAGTAAAGTTTTAGAATTAAAAGCAGTAGTTGAGAAAGAGCATCAAGAAAGTAAGAAGTATTACGGACATAAGCTAGAAGATGTAAGACGGGTGCAGTTTTATTGTTGGTTTGCTGCTTTTATAATTACTTGTTTATTGTATTACTTTAATCTTGTATGAGCTGGGTTAAGTATTGGTTTGCGGTATTTTTAGTTGAACTAGTTATTTGGTCTTATGTAATTTATTTGCATTTTGAGATTAAAGAACTAGAGAAAATAAAATTACCAAAACCAAAGTTTGACAAAGAACACAAGGTTATTGTAAAAACGAAAAAGGACATTGTGCGTGGATGATGAATTGTTTAAATGGTGGACAATGTTTGCTTTGATTTGTATGATGTTAATTATATTGTTAAAGGATTAATATGGCTTTAGACCCAATTTCAGCGGCATTAGATTTAGGTAATACTTTAATTACTAGAATCTTTCCAGACCCAGCGCAAGCCGCAAACGCTAAGTTAGAGTTGTTAAAGTTACAACAGTCAGGCGATTTGGCTACTATGACCGCACAAACTGACATTAACAAAGAGGAAGCTAAAAGTGCATCAATATTTGTATCGGGCTGGAGACCAGCAATCGGGTGGGTATGCGCGTTGGCACTGTTCTACCAATATTTATTAAAACCGCTAGCCATAGGCATACTACCTACTTTTGGTATTACTGCTCCGCCATTACCCGGACTTGACGATAATTTATGGCAGCTTATGATGGGCATGCTAGGTATGGGTGGTTTAAGAACATTTGAAAAGGTGCAAGGAGTAGCAAGTAAATGAACACTAAAGATCACATAATGTTAATTGCTTCATGGTCGCTTGTTTGCGTTATTATTGCCATGTTGCTTATGTTTGGCTTTGCTGTAATTGACCCTAATGTCGATGATGCAAAAGTATTTGAAATTATTGGACCAGCTTTTCAAAACGGTAGTTGGTGGGTTTATTGGTTTAATTACTGGGATTAAAATAGGAAGTGATGATGATAACAAGTGAACAGTTAGTTAAATTAGGTATTGATGAAAAATGGTTGCAACCTCTAAACGATACTTTTACTAAATTTGAAATTAATACACCTGCAAGAATGGCTAGTTTTATTGGTCAATGCAAACATGAAAGCGGTAATTTTACACATTTAGAAGAGAACCTTAACTATTCTGCTGTTCGTTTAGTGCAGATATTTCCTAATCGTTTTAGCCTTACTAAAGCCCAAGACTGTGTTGCTAAAGGAAAGCAAGCTATTGCAGAAGCTATGTATGGACATCGTTCTGATTTAGGCAATACCAAAGACGGTGACGGAGGCGCTTTTTTCGGAAGAGGTTTGATTCAATTGACTGGTCGTGCTAACTATACTTCTTTTGCAACAGCTATTGATAAACCTGAAATTATTGAAAAGCCTGAATTATTGGCTACACCTGAATACGCTTGTCTATCTGCTGGATGGTTTTGGAATACTAGAAAGTTAAATGAACTAGCCGATAAAGCAGATTACGTAACTATGACAAAACGTATTAATGGTGGGACAATTGGGCTAGCTGAACGTGAAACAAATATCAGCAAAGCATTAACTATATTAGGGTAAACCATGCCATTACAAAAGTTACAGTTTAGACCGGGTGTTAATAGAGAAGGTACTGATTACTCTAACGAGGGTGGTTGGTATGACTGTGACAAAATTCGTTTTCGTTCTGGGTTTCCTGAAAAGATCGGTGGTTGGGGGCAAGTAAGTCCTAATCAATATCTAGGTGTGTGCCGTAACTTATGGAATTGGGTAGATTTAACAGGCGATAATTTTTTAGGTGCCGGCACTAATATTAAGTATTATATTTATCAAGGCGGTACTTACAACGACATAACACCATATATAGTGACGGGCTCTTCTGTAACTATAACCACAAATGGCACAACAACAGTAACAATTACAGATGGTGCTTACAATCCAAGTGTCGGCGATTACATAGTTTTTGGTGGTTCATATACTGTAGGTGGGTATGTCTTTACAGGTGAGTATGTAGTTAAAACCGTACCTTCTTCTACAACATATACGATCACGGCAGCAACAGCACCAAGTGCAGCTGGACCAACTGCGGCGGTAGTTAACTACGAATATCCTATAGGTAATGAAGTTTATACGGTAGGTATTGGTTGGGGTGCGGGTCCGTGGGGCGGTATTTCTAGTCCTGTTTATGTAACTTTAGGTTCAAATCCATTTGCAGCAACATCAGGAAGTTCAGTTGTAACAGTTACGCAAACAGCGCATGGTATGTCTAACGGAACTTATGTAGCGTTTACTGGGGCTACAACTTTTGCGGGCATACCTGCTTCTATGCTTAATACGACCTATGTTATATCAGGTGTAACAACTAACACTTATCAGATTACCTTACCAAGCTCTTTTACTGCAAGTTCTACTACATCTGGTGGTGGTTCTGCGGTTATTGTTTTAGAAGGTCTTGGAACTCATGGTTGGGGCTTAGGTTATACCTCTGGAGTTGGAGTTCAATTACGTCTTTGGTCATCAGATAACTATGGGCAAGATTTAGCGCTTGCACCTCGTGGTGGTCCTATTTATTATTGGCAAGACCAAAACGGTGTTGGTACTAGAGCGGTATCATTATCTTATTTAGCAAACTTCTATGGCTATAGTAGTGCTGCTGTTCCTGTACAAACACTTCAGGTTTTAAGTGCGCCGATTCAACAATTTTTAATTGCTATGGGATCTAACTCATATTCAGGTGGTGGGTTTAATCCTTTGCTTGTGCGTTGGTCAGATCAAGCAAATCAATATCAATGGGTGCCATCAGTAACTAATCAGTCAGGTGAATTTGCTTTATCAAACGGTTCGCAGATTATTGGGGCAAGAACAACCCGTCAAGAGATTCTTATTTGGACAGATTCAGCCTTATACTCCATGCAGTATTTAGGCGCGCCGTATGTTTGGGGCTTCCAAGTTTTAATGGATAATATCTCCATCATGTCACCTAACGCTATGATTACAGTAAACAACGTGACTTACTGGATGGGCGCTAATAAGTTCTATATTTATTCAGGTACAGTACAAACCCTACCTTGTGCAGTACGTCAATATGTGTTTGATAATTTAAATCCAGACCAGTCTTTCCAAGTGTTTGCTGGCGCTAATGAAGGATATAATGAAGTTTGGTGGTTCTACTGCTCACAAAATTCTACAAAAATAGACAGTTATGTCATATATAATTACTTAGATCAAGTATGGTATTACGGTACGATGGGTCGCACCGCGTGGATTCAAAATGGTATTGAGCAGTATCCGATTGCCGCCGATTACAACGGGCGTTTGTTAAACCATGAATTTGGAGTTGACGATAATGCTACCTCAGTTACCTTGCCTATTGATGCTTATGTGCAGTCCTCTGATTTTGATATTGGTGATGGACATAATTTTGGTTTTGTGTGGAGAATATTGCCGGACGTTAACTTTAATGGATCTACTGTCAATGCTCCTTCCTGTACGATGACGGTTAAACCAAGACAAAACTCAGGAACACCTTACGGGCAAGCAGATAATCCACAAGTTGTTAGTGGAAATAACTATGCTAAATCAAGTGTTTATAACGTACAGCAGTTTACAGGACAGGTTTATACACGTTTGCGTGGTCGTCAAATGGCATTTAGAATTGAGTCAAATACAGTTGGAGTTGCTTGGCAATTAGGTAGCCCAAGAATAGATATCAGACCGGATGGGCGTAGATGACAACTCCATTAAAAACCCTAACGCTACTGCCACCAAAAGCACCAAACTTACCTGTTGCACCGGTAGACTATACACAGCAGTATCAAGATCAAATTCTGAATGTTTTGCGTCTTTATTTTAATCAGCTTGATAATTTTTCAAGTGGGCTAACGGTTCCTCCAAGTGGAACAACCTCACAAAGACCAACAGTTAAATTACAAATTGGTCAATTTTTTTATGATACGACGCTAGGTATACCTATTTGGTGGAGCGGGAGTGCGTGGAAAAATGCTTCCGGAACGGCAGTTTAAATGTTATTATATAGTAAATTGAAAGAGGTCTATTTATGAGTTTACAACATGTAGCTAAACATCTTGAGGATCACGGACGTGGACCGGATAGTAAACTCGTACATATGTCAAATAAAGAGCTGGCGGGTTTACAAAATCTAGCTCAAGCGCACGGTAAAAGTCTTACTTTAAATCCACAAACGGGACTTCCTGAAGCTGGTGTTTTAGATGCTTTTTTACCTGCGGCTCTTGGTATTGGCACTGCTATTTTTGCTCCTGCACTTTTACCTTTTGTAGCTGGCGCTGGTGGTTTGTATGACTATTCTAAAACTGGTGATGTAGGTAAAGGCTTGATGACTGGTTTAAGTATTTATAGTGGCGGTAATTTAGCAGAAAGTTTAGCTGCATCAGGGGCAGCATCGGGAGCAGCAGCAAATACAGCTGCTCAATTGGGTGTAGAAGGTGCTTCAGCAGCGCCGGGATCTCAAGCCGCACTATTAGCAGAACAAAATGCAGGTATGGGAGATGCTGGGTTACAAAGTGTTAGAAGTGCCGCATCAACTGCTGAAGGAGTAGGACAACAAGCAGCTATCCCAAGTAATGCTGCTAATATGGCTCAAGGGTTTTCAAATGTAACAGCATCTCCTAGCGCAGCAACTGATTTTGCTAAAGCTAATTGGAAATCTTTAGCTGGCGTAGCAGTACCAGCGTTGTTAGCGCAACCACCCAATTCAGTAGGTGCTATCCCCGGTCAAACACCCGACACAGGTTTTAACGCAACTAGGTTAGACCCTAACTACCATCCATATCAACCAGCGCAGCCATCACCTGCGTATCAAGCACAATATAGAAACTATGTTCAAAATCCTTATACTGCTGCTACTGGCGGTATTGTTGCTTTAGCTGGTGGCGGTATGGCTATGGGTGGTCAGCCCGGTCAAATGTATCCAATGAGTCAACAAGAACATACTAACTTTATGGATCCGACTCAGTTGCCTGCAAGCGCTATGGCAGTAAGAGAATTTGAACCAGCCACAAACCCAATGACAGGCGATATGACTCAGGCTATGGCTAGTGGCGGAAGCGCTAAATCTAAAAAACCTTCATACACAAACGCAGCAAGTTTAGCAGCTATGTCTCCATGGGATGCTTCAAAAGCACAATTAAATAACGCAATGTATCAAGCACAAACTCCTGTAGGAGTAGCTCAAGGACCATCTGTTGCTGGCTTAGGTAATCTTAATTTAGCGCATGGGGGTGAGACATATAATTTAGGTTCTTACTCAGATGGCGGCAGATTGTTAAAAGGTCCGGGCGATGGCATGAGTGACAATATACCTGCTAAAATTGGTAAACATCAACCAGCTAGATTAGCTGAAGGTGAATTTGTAGTTCCTGCTGATGTTGTTAGCCATTTGGGTAATGGGTCTACTGATGCTGGCGCTAAGCGTCTATACGCTATGATGGACAAAGTACGTAAGGCGAGAACAGGAAATCCGAAACAAGGTAAACAAATTAAAGCAGAAAAGTATTTGCCAACATGATCAAAGTTCAACCTGTAAATGTAGAATATATTACACAAATTTGGTCAGCGGTTGCTTCGTTTATTGATCGTGCTTTAGAACATACGGATGATTATACGACTGACCAAGTTAAAGTTTTTTTGACTACAGGTTCTTGGCTTTTGTTGGTGGCAGTAGATGATTTACAACAGATTCATGGAGCAGCTACAGTAGCTTTTTCTAACGGCGCAAATCATAGAACAGCTACTATAACTACTTTAGGCGGTAGAAATGTTGTAAACAATAATGTTTTTGAGCAAGTGTTAACAATTTTACGCAGAATGGGTGCAACAAGAGTGCAGGTATTTACGAGAGACGCAGCTATTAGGCTGTATGAAAAGGTTAAGCTTGAAAAGAAGGCTACATTAATGGAGATTAAATTATGAGCGGCGGCGGAGGAAGTGCACCAGCACCAACAAATACTACCAGTACGGTACAGCAAACCAATTTACCAACGTATGCTCAGCCATATGTAGAGAACATGATGAGTGCTGCGCAGCAGCAAGTATTTCAGCCGACAACAGACGCTAGCGGTAATACTACATATACAACTACTCAAGCGTATCAACCTTATAGTAATAACCCATCCGATTACGTTGCAGGGTTTTCCCCTATGCAACAACAAGCATTTACTGGTGCAGCTAACCTTCAAACACCCGGTCAATATGGGACTGCAACCGATTTAGCTACAACTTCTGGTTTAGGCGCTCTTGGTACTACTGGTCAAGCTGGTATGTATGGGGGCATGGGTGCAAGAGCGGGGCAACAAAATGCTAGTTTATCTAATGTGTATGGCGGCGCTGGCGCAATGGCTGGTCAACAGGCTGCTGGGTTATCAAATGCATATGGTGGTTTAGGTGCGATGGCTGGTCAACAAGGTGCAAATATTGGGCAAAGTTTAGGACAAATGTCACAAGACCCTAATGCTGTTCAAGGATACATGAACCCATATTTACAAGCTAGTTTAAATCCACAACTTGCCGAAGTTCAAAGACAGTATGATATTACTGGGCAAGGGGAACAAAGCGCAGCTACTCAATCAGGTGCTTTTGGTGGTTCCCGTGAAGCATTAATGGCTGCTGAAAATCAGCGTAATGCCGGTCTTGCTAAGAATCAAATTATTGGTCAAGGATACAATACTGCGTTTCAAAATGCTCAACAACAAATGCAGGCAGCAAATCAAGCAGCTTTGGCAGGAAACGCTCAAGCTTTACAAGGTTATGGTATGGGCTTACAAGGCGCAGGTCAAGCTGGTTCACAAGCTATGCAAGGTTACGGCATGGGTTTACAAGGTGCTGGTCAAGCAGGTCAGTTAGGTATACAAGGCGCTCAAACAGGGCTACAAGGTGTGGGTGCACAGCAAGCTGGGTACGGACAAGCTGGACAAGCAGCAAGTAATCTTGCAAACATAGGCGGGCAACAGTTAGGCGCTCAACAAAATATTATTAATCAGCAGAGTCAAATGGGTGCACAGCAACAGAACCAACAGCAGAATATTATCAATCAGGCTGTTCAAAACTATGCTACAGCACAACAGTATCCATATATGCAGTTGGGTTTCTTATCAAACCTATTACACGGCTTGCCGTTACAGTCAGCTACAACACAAACATATCAAGCAAACCCAACAACTTCACAACAGTTAATGGGTCTTGGGTTAGGCGCAGCCGGCGCATATAAAGCATTTGGGGGCTAATCTATGATAAATACACAACAAGCTGGACTAGGCGCTGCTTTTGGAGCACCGCAACAAAAAGGACAAGATTTATCTAATATGACTGCTATGATGGACATGTTAAAGAATGTCCCTGACCAAACTCTTGCTGACGTGTTAGCAGGAAAGCCAGTTACTTTAGATGTGCATGGTTCACCTATTCAGGTTCCTCAATTTGCGGCTATGTTAGCTGCACAAGGTCGTCAAGAATTACGCACAGCTATGGCTGGGCAACAAGGGCAACAACCATCAATTAAAGATCAGTTATTATCAGCTGAACAACAAGCTGCTCATCCGCAACAGATGAT